CATTTCAATATCGTCTCGCGTTAGCTTAACTTTATTTGGCCTACTTGTTTTAGGGTTAGCGACAGTGCGTGATGCTCCACTTACCACTTGAGAGGGTTGTTTCGGTTCCCTTACTTCCGCTTCTTGATCTGCTTCTTCTTCTACTACCTTTGCCTGTTTTTTAAATTTCTTAGGAAAAGATTGTTGAAGACGTTGATCAATTTCTTCATAAAACTCATCGTCAGTAGGATCAAATCCTTCGCCTTTAAGCTGCTCATCAATTGCAATTGCAGCTGCGGTCATAATTTGATCTTGACCAAACCAGTCATTTTGTGTTGCCCATTCTACTGCTTTAGGATCATAGTTTGCAGGATTAGGAGTTGACTGTTGAGGAACTTGTTGCTGTTGTTGTTGCTGAACAGGTTGTGGATTATTAGCTTCATAATCTGAATAAGCAGTCTTAGCTTTAGTTAGATTATCAAGCTGCAACTCTGCTCGATTTAATTGTCGTTGTGCAATAACAATTTCATCAGCTTCCCCACTTTCTAGAGCTTTACGATAAGCTCCTTCAGCGAGTTTAATTTGGTCATTAACTTGTACTTCGTTAGAGTCTAAATTCTTTTTATACGTACTAACAATTTCATTATCTTTTTGTTTAAGCTTATTTTCGTATTCAGTAACTCGTGCTTCAAGTTCTCCAATACGATCTTCACGATCTTTTCGCTGCTTAATTAATTGTCTGATACGTTTTTGTGCACCTTTAGTTTCAACACCTTTTAATTCAGTTGCTTGTTCTTCTAAAGGTTTTTCAGTAGCTGTTTCTTCTTGTTCAGGCGCTGACTCTACTTTTTCATTAGTATTATCTTCTTCACCTTCAACTTCATATTCAACAGCAACTTTTTCAGTTTTTTCTGGAGGTGTAATTTTACCCCACTCTTCTGAGTCTTCAACTTCGTAGTTAACAGCTTCTTCAGCCATTTATTTTCTCCTGTACGCCATTGCGAAATGGTCGGTTACGCTACTATCCTTTAAAATACAATGTATTCTAAAAGTATACAAATTTAAATATTATCCGCCAGTTGATAAGTTATAAGACGTATCCAAATCAGTAGGATCACTAACAGTCATAATAACTTGATCATCAAAGATAAGAAGGAGTTTAACACCCTTATAGATTAGTTTAACTCCTGAGTGTTTACCGTAGCTAACGTAATCTCCTACGTTGCACCACGGACCTTTTGGAAATTTACTTTTATCTTCGTAAGCTAAATCACCCAAAGCCACAACTCGCCCTACTGTTGTAAGGTACGCGATATCATCACGCGTTGAGTCAGGTAGGATAATCCCACCTTTAGTTTGGCGTTTAACTGAAACTGGTCTTACTAGAACATGAAAACCAGTTAGTTTCGGAAGTACTTTAGGATCAGGTACGTCAATATCTGCAATCCATTCGTCATTTTTTAATGCTTTGCTCATTGTTTGATGTTGCATTGTTTTATTTAAAATCCTCTTCATCGTTATCAATTTTTAAACGTCGATTTAATATTTCGACGGAAATATCAGCACCATCTGTAAGACCAGCTAAGTAGCCTACGATGTACCGATACTCAGGATAATCTGAAGCGGAGCCTGATGCAAGCGAATTTTTTACATCTTTAATTTTTTCTTCAACACCTCTACGGATGTCAGTCGTTAATATCAAAGTTTAATTCCTTATTTAGAGGAGCTACCTTTTGAAGATGTAGGAACCTGATAAGAAGACTTATCAAAATTATTTAGAACACCTTTGTTAGCTCGCACTGTAAATTGGTCTGTAGGAATTTTAGCAGTATCCCCACAACCCGTTCCATTTGATTTATATTCCATTTTAAATATTCTCCTTTTAAGAATTATTTGTTAAAGCAGCTTTACGAACATCTTTAAGTTCATCTTCCATTAGTTTAAAGACTGCCATACCTTTTTGCAAGTCAATTGTTTTATCTTGTTTAGCTAACTCACTTAACATTTTCAGAGCTTCTTGGATTTGTTTAAGCTGACGATCTTTATCATTTTCTTCAGCTTTCATTAAGTTAGTTGCACCTTCAATGTAGGCTTCCAAAGCAAGTTCACGTTCTTTAATATCAAGCTCACGGTTTTTAAGAGTACTTTCAGCATTTTCTTTAGCCATTTGAGATTGAAGTTGACGATCTTTAAGTATACTTTGAGAATTATCTTTAGCCATTTGAACTTGAAGTTTACGCTCTTCAAGATCAATACGACGACCTTCCATCATAACCATTTGCTCTTCTGGTGTTTGTGGGCCTTTAGCAGCTTGCTGGTTAGCAACTAGCACTTTTTGGGCAGCTTGTATCATAGCTTGCTCTACGGCTTGTGGAGAGACGTTTTCTTGCCCCTGTAGCATCTGTTGAGTTACACCATTCATTTGTTCTTGATACTTCATTACCGAATGCTCTTGAATGTTAGAAGACAAGATTGGAACAATACGCTGCATAATTGGATTTGCTCCATTAGCAGGGTCTTGCATGTAAGCCATTTTAACTTGGACATGAGCATCATGATCCTGTCCTGCAAAAGCACGAATAGCTATTCCTTTAGATGCGGCTAAGATATCAGAGACAGGATCAAGAGGTTGCGGCTGGGGCTTAGATGGAATAATTAAATCTAGATTAGGAATATGAGCCGCTTTCAAAATAGTTTTATGTAGCTCTTCAGTATTATACATTCCCGGTGGCGCTTGTTGAGCCATCTGTAATGCCATTTGAGCCATCATCATACGATGCGCTGAAGATGGAATGTTAGGATCAGATACAGGAAGAATATCAATACGACCATCAAAGTCTTTACGTAAGACTTGAATCTCATCCCCTGCCATCTTAAACGGATAGTCAACAGGCATTGACTCATAGTTAATTCGAGCTAGAATTTTAAGCTCTTCACGTTGAGCATGATGTAGACGCTTATGGATTGCAGAGAAAAACTTACTTGAAGCTTCTAGCAATGCCATTGTAGTCCCTACTGGACCATAAGAAGCTGCATCACTAATTACTTGTTCTGTGTTATCTGCAAACTTCTGCCCAGTTGATGCTACAAACTGAAGCATAGCAAAAAGAGTTTGTGATGGTTCTTTGTATGGCAATGGAACAATTGACTTTGAAAGGTCCATTCCAGTTGCTTCAACTTCTTTAAATTCACCGGGAGCTATAGGATCATTATCACCAGTGATACGAACACCTTTAGCACGGAAACCAGCTGGTAAGTTAGCAAACTGACCTGCATCAAGTAGACTACGCATTGCTGATGTTGCAGATGCAGTTAAGTTACCCAACATATGAATATAACCGATACCGTAAAATCCCAATGCAGGAACAAAACGATAGTGCGTAAAGAATAGTTTCTTTTTCCGTTGTGGATCATCAGGATCATAGTTACGACGAATTGATAGAACTGCTCTGCTATCCATATCAATTGTTACAATATAAGGAAGAGTAAGATTCGTATCATCTTCTAAATCTTCAATATCTAAATAACAGTGTTGTTCAAGTAAAGTATACTGACCATCAAAGTCAGAACTTGTTGGAGACACGCCTGTAACTGAGTTCATCTTAGTACGAAGCGGAGAAAGATTAGGAACTTCAGGATTTTCTAATAGCTTATCAGATGCTTCATACATGCCACCTGCAATCTCACGTTCAAGTTGGATTGGGCTGCGGTAAAGCACTTGAGTGTATCTGTCTGCACTTCGTAAGTTAACTGCGAAATTAGATACTACAAATTGATCAATAGGAACGAACTCACTGACTGGACGATCCATACCGTTATCATAGTACATCTTTTTAAAACTTGAACCAAAGAGTGGGAGATGAAAGAGCATACGCTCCATTTCATCAAAGTACTCAGGCATAAGCTCAGTTAACTGGTAGTTCATGTACTCCTGAACACGATTAGCTTGATCTTGTTTTTCAGTAGTAATCTTACCCAATACTTGAGCTTTAACTGGACCACCTGCAGGAAATAGTTCTGCACTTGCTTTAGATTGGAAGGAGACTGCAGATTCAATCAATAGTGGATGAACTGCAGTACATGCACCTTCAAATGGTTCATTAGTCTCTTCAAGTTTAAGACCTAATAAATCTAAACCACTTGTGAACATATCTTCCCATTCAGCACGGGACTCTAAATCAGCTTCATAGGAATTAATAACTTGTTCTGCAATATCTTCTAAGTTGTCATCATCAAGTTCATTGACTAAGTTTTTATAGAAACCTGCAGGATCACTATAATTAACAGATGGGTTATCTCCTGCTTCAATTGAGAAGTCAACAACTACACTTCCATCATTAGCATCATATTCAAATGTAGCTTCAGAATCAGGTTCTCCTACATCTAATTCAATAATATTATTATTTGTAGTAGAGTTCATATTCATTTCAAAAGGGTTTCGTTCTGTAGCCAATGCTATTCTCCTGATGGACAGTAAAAAAATAAAGTAATTTAATGGTTAGTATAAAGAGATTTCAACTAATAGACAAACTTAAACTCTCCAATAAGCTCTTTTACGTTTTTTATATCCAAAATCATCATAGTCTTCATGATCAATATCATCAGGATGTATTAAATTCCAACTATCTCTCATGTAAATAATTGCCATTGTCATGCAGTCAACCATATCGTCATGTGCTGCATTTGGAAATTGAATTGATTCCATAAATAAAGCATCAGCCCATTCAGTATCAGGTAGCCACACTTTACCTGCTTCTAAGTAGGGAGACGCAGCGTAGACCCGTGAGACTTTATCCCTATCTGGCATGTACTCTAAGATTGGAATACGTGATCTTCGCATGTCTTGAATCAATGATTGACCACTTGCCTTCTTTTCAACTACACAGACATCAGGTTTATATTCAGCATACATTTCTTGAGCTAGTCTACGAAGTTCAGGATATTCATATCTACCATAAACATTAGATAATAAAATTAAATTACCAGTTGGTTGTTCATATCCATTAACATCTTCATCCATTGAAGTAAAGATACCCCATGTCTGAATTACACTATTGTCAGCCGTTGACTTAGTACTGAATGCCGTATCATAAGTTTGAAGAATAAAGTCACAAGCTGGAGGGTCTTCATATTCCCATGTCTTAAACCATTTCTTTTTAATGATCCCACCTTCATCTGGTTGTGGGTCTTGCATGTATAAAGCATTCCAGTATCTGCTACCGTTAGATGCTTTAATTTCTTGTTCATCAATTCTTAAAACACTATCTGGTTTCCACTCTGGAAAATACGATGAGCCAACTGGTAAGTCTAACAGTTCTGCTGATTCTTCATCTAACCATGCTGGAATGCGGATTACATCCCATTTATTATCCATCTCTAATTCTTGTTCTTGTTTTAAAAGCCACCCACAAATGTCATCAAAGTGATAACGAGTATTGATAATAATAATTGCACCATTAGGCATTACACGAGTTCGTAAGCCAGATGGATACCATTCTTTAATATACCGTCTACCGTTCTCACTAATTGCATCTTCTTCTGACATCACGTCATCTAAGAGAGCAATGTGAGCGCCCCTACCTGCAATCTGTGATCTTACACCAGCTGCATAGTAAGACCCATTCTTATTCGTCTTCCATTTACCTGCAGCCTTAACATCTGATCTTAATCGTATTCCATTAAATATTTTACTGTAGTCTTCTGAGTTTACAATGTCCCTTACTGATCTACCAAAGTCAGAAGCTAGTTGATCACTGTGAGAGACTGACATAATCTCATGAGAAGGATTACGACCAATATACCATGCTGGAAATAGTTTAGAACAGATTACTGATTTACTTGATCTCGGTGGTAGGAAGACCATTAATCGATTACATTTACCATCTACTACTTGCTGCAGCTTATGACAAAGAACTTGAATATGCCTACCCATCTTAAACTCAGGTACAATTTTAGGAGCTTCTTTTCTTACAAAAGTTAAGAAGTCTTCATTTGATTTAGTATAAACATAATCTGTAAGAGATTTTTTTAAATTACCGTAACTTTGAATATCTGATGAATTTATAATAGATTCAGTATTAGTCGAAGATGTCATTTTCTTTATTATCCATTACTATTTTTACGTCCTGATAACCTTCATCGTCTTTATGCATACCAATTAGAATATCTCTAAATAGATATAATGTTTCTAGAGATTCTATATAGGTTGTACGAAGAAGTTCACCAGCTTCTGTAGGACGAGTCATAGCTGGAGTAAATGCGATAAAAGATTGTAGTTCAAATATTGTATTTGAAATTAACTTAGCTGATGCTACAGAACTGATATTATGTTTACGCGTTATAATATCTTTATAAGATTTTAAATCTTTTAGTTCAGAACAAGCTGCAACTGCTGTAAGAGAATTATCTACATCATAAGAGTCAAGTTCGTCTTGTAATTCTAAAGTACTATTTTTCATAATTTGATTACCTTTAATTATTAAGACCAAACCCGACTACTTGTAGGGTAGACCAAACCAAAGAGTAAGACAAGCATTTTATTTTTAATTTTAGTCTTGTAAACCTTTTTGAAATATGCTACGATTCTCTTTAACAAGCAAAGGGACTATATATATTATATATATTATATATATTATTTAAATAACTATAAATACTATGTTAAAGTTGTTAATAATAATAATACACAGTATATACAATATTAATATATGTTAAAGACTGTTAAAGATGCGGACAAGTTAAGCATGTTATTCAATAGAGTAGGGTAGTCTACTTTATCATGATGATATACCCACACTTAAAACTGCTTATAAATGTAGTTCATTAACTTCATTACTTCAAACACTTACCTACATATTTAAATAGATGCGGACAAATATCATTGGATAGTCTTATGATGATATACCCTCTATTTTTTTCTACTATAATTTTCTAGATTTAGCGATATTTTATAAAGGGGGGGTATTCTAGAAATACTCCTTTTTTATTTTTTATATTTGACAAATTTTTAATTTTAGAATATGATTATAAACCGCTTTAATTTGAAATTATCCTTTAGGATCAATTACTACGCGCACGACACGGGCAAGTTTTTTTGGGTGGGGTTAAAAATTAATAACCCTACCAGAATTGTGGGTATTCCGAGAAACCCTTCGAAAATTGTGGGTATTGCAAAGACCCTACGAAAATTGTGGGTATTATCTAATGTCCACAAAGCTTGTAGGGTTATTCTCTCGCGTCTGTAATATATACATATAAAGATATCTTTATATCCGTATACCATCCCCCCTATGCTATGCGTTAAGCGCATACCTGCTATGCAATTTAACATGGATAAATAGGTTGAGTTATTCAGACCATTCCGATATAGTTCATTATGGGGATTGTCCCCATATTTTCACATGTTGCAGTGCAACATAAACCAAAGAGGCTTAAAGACAATGGCTAACACAAAAACAGATTTACCAGTAAACAGCGTAACGTCAATCACAACGACGGCTTTTGAAATTGCCGAATATCTCGACGAAAACTTGAATGCAAAGCAATCGCATAATGAGGACGCCAAAACGATAAAAGAAAATCGTATGTATAATGAAAACCGCGTTTTTGATTTACTAGTAAACGCGGACGATGTTTCTGCAGTATGGGCTGAAGTATATCACAACATGGGATTCACTCATGAAGTTATGGTGCCAATTCACGGTAAAAACACGCCAGTAGCCGTTGAGGGGCCAAATGGTCAGCCGCCTGCAACATTAAA